ACAACCAAGGCACAGAAGTGGCAGCAGATGGTTAACAGTTTGATGAACCAAGCCACGCTCCTCGATGTACCAGCGGAATTGACAATCAAGGGACAGTTCTCCGACCTGCTTCGCACCTATTGCACGGGCCATATTCGTGCGATGGCACCAGAGGAAATCGATATGGGCAAGCCGTGGACCGATGGCGGCGTGACGAAGTTCAAACTGGATGGATTGCTAGAGTTCTTGCATAACCGCAGGTTCAAAGTGGAGAGCCGAGGCGCGGTTACTCAAATGATACGGGACTTGGGCGGGGACAACACCCATTTGAATGTAGTCAAAAGAACACCGAAGGGGGAAAAGAGAAGCACTGTACGGTGTTGGGCTGTCCCTGCATTTGATGAGGAAGAAGTAGAATTGTCAAAAAAGGAGATGAGTAATGACATCCCATTCTAACAGACTGTTGCGCGTGGGAGAGGTAGCTGACCTGCTTGGGGTGTCTAAATCCTACGTTTACAAGTTGGCGCATAACTCGACCAGTTTTCCACAACCGATTGTGTTGGGTGACGAAACCAACAAGCGGTCGTCTAGTCGCTGGGTTCTTAGCGAGATCGAGGATTGGGTCAACTCAAGACCACGAGGAAAAGAATATGATACCGAAAGCTAAACTAATCTTGGGCCCACCAGGGTGCGGCAAGACCTATCGTTTGATAGAAGAAATCAAGGCAGCTTTGGTACAAGGAGCGCACCCCTCACGCATAGGGGTGATTTCGTTCACACGTAAGGCTATCGAGGAGATGGTGACACGGGCATGTGCCGAGTTCCAACTGGAGCCAAAAGACTTTCCGTTTATGCGGACGAGCCACTCGTTTGGATTCCGTGGTTTAGGGTTACAGCCTACCGACATTATGAACAAGCAGGACTATGACAACATTGGGGAAATGGTGGGCCTGACCTTTGAGGGCAAGATGACCAACAACCTTGAGGATGGTTTGTCACTGCCTTCGATTGGAGGTTCGGGGGCCGTGTACTTACAGATGGTGGGCCGAGCACGGTTGCGAATGGTGGACTTGAACACGGAGTTTAACGAGACGGCGGACCGTAGTTTATTTTATCCTAAGTTGGTGCAACTGCATGAGCAGATCGAAGAGTACAAGCGGGTGACAAATAAGTTCGACTACGTTGATATGATTGATAAGTACATACAGGTGGGGGAGCCCCCTGCTCTTGACTATTTGTTTATCGACGAGGCTCAAGACTTCACGCCATTGCAGTGGGAGATGGCGGCAAAAATTGCTGACACATCTGACCAAGTCTTTATTGCTGGCGACGACGATCAGGCCATCCACCGTTGGACGGGCGTGGATGTTAGTGTTTTTAACACAAGCACGGATCAAGTGGAGGTGCTTGAGCAATCGTACCGGATCCCTGCATCTGTGCACAGGTTGGCTGTGACCATTGCCAACCGGATTGAGGATCGTCACGTCAAAGTGTTCAAGCCCAGAAAAGAAGAGGGCACTGTCGAATGGGTGACATACCTCGATGAGATACCCTTGTACGAGGGTTCATGGACTATCATGGCTCGGACCAACGGGTACGTTCACGATTTGGCAAAGCGGATCAAGGAGATGGGCTTCAAGTATTCTTTGAAGGGCAGACCCAGTGTGTCAGAAAAGCTCGTTGCAAACCTGTACACATGGGATGATCTGTGTGCGGGCAAATCTGTGGGGCTGCAAAGGATCAAGGATCTGTACTCATCAGTTCCAAAGCAGGGGCAAAACGCCGTCGTCAAGCGCGGCTCGACCCAGATGCTAGACCTGTTGGCCCCCGATGCGGAGCTCAACATGGATCGATTGCAGGAGGAGTTTGGATTGTTGGCGGGGCCAGAGCAGAGTGCGTATGAGGTTATGCGCGTGGGCGGAGCCGAGCGGGACTACATAGATGCGATGGAAAGACGGGGCGATGACCTGTTATCAGAGCCGAGGATTAAACTTTCCACCTTCCATGCGATGAAGGGTGGGGAGGATGACAACTGCGTTGTGTATCTAGCGTCGACCAGAGCGTGTGTGGAGAGTGACCACCCTGACGATGAGCACCGTGCGTTCTACGTTGCGGTCACACGGGCAAGGCACAACCTCTACATTCTACAGAGCAATAACAAATACAGGTACACGATATGAAACGAGATGAGATCCTCAAACAGGCAGAGAACCTTATCAACGGGGACCGCAACAAAGACTACGGCGACGCTAAACAGAACTTCCAAGACATAGCAGATCTATGGTCCGTGTTCCTTGGTACGAAGATAACGAGAGAACAAGTGGCAGTATGCATGATCCTGATGAAATGTTCACGGTTGATGAAGTCTAATCACATGGACGGATGGGTGGACATCTGTGGGTACGCAGCTTTGGGGGGAGAAAAATGAGGTATACTTGGGAAGTTACAGATAATGGGATGAATGTGTATGAGGATGGTGTTAGAGTAGCGAAGTTCGAACCTAGTCAATTCGTCCACATACTTGCAGAGTTATCGGCGCATGTGCGCTGGCAGCAAGTAGAAAACAGCAAAAATAAATTCATTGAGAGCAGACGAAACCATGCAAAGAAATCTATTCGGGAGTGATCTACACCATCAGATCAAACATGAGTTGGATTTGATAGATGTAGATTGGAACATACCACCAACGTATCCTGACCTGACCTCCTACAAAGAGGTGGCTGTGGATCTTGAGACGTATGATCCCAACATCAAAACTCTAGGGCCAGGATGGGCGCGTAAAGACGGGCACATTATCGGGATAGCTGTAGCTGCGGGGGAATACAAAGGTTACTTCCCCATGAGGCATGAGAACGGACATAACCTTGATCCGAAGTTCACGCTCAAATGGATTGCCAAACAACTGTCTGTGCCTGACATGAACGTAATTATGCACAACGCGACCTACGATGCGGGATGGCTACGGGCCGAGGGCGTAGAAGTCAAAGGCCGGATCATCGATACGATGATCACTGGCGCACTGATTGACGAGAACCGTTGGTCCTTTGGCCTAGATGCAATGGCCCGTGACTATGTGTCCCTGCGTAAAGATGAGAAGCTACTGCAAGCCGCCGCCAAGGAGTGGGGCGTTGATCCTAAGTCAGGCATGTACCTGCTTCCGCCCAAGTATGTGGGGTCCTATGCAGAACAGGATGCCGTGGCGACACTTAAACTGTGGCAAGCGTTGAAGATAGAACTTGAGAAGCAGGAACTCTGGGAGATTTGGAACGTCGAGACAGGGCTGATTCCGTGTATGCTCGACATGCGGAGCAATGGGGTGCGTGTCGATCTGGACAAGGCTGACCGAAACAAGAAGATTATTAAAGAGAAGACAGCCGTGTTGCGCGACTACATCGAGCGCGAGGCGGGGATGAAGGTCGATATCTGGGCATCAGCATCCATCGCTAAGATGTTTGATGCGATGGGTATGGAGTACCCACGGACGCCAATCATATCTCACATAGAAAAGACCACACTAGAAGACGGAACCGAAGAGGAAAAAGAAGTTGTTACTGGAGGCAATGCTCCGTCGTTCACCAAGGCGTGGCTCAATGATCACCCAGCTAAAGTCTGTCAGGCTCTGGTTAAGTTGCGTGAGTTCGACAAGGCCGACGCCACCTTTATCGACAGCATCTTGCGGCACGAGCACAACGGACGCATCCACACGGAACTGCACTCCACCCGTCGGGACGAGGGCGGGACCGTAACGGGTAGATTCTCGTCGTCGAACCCAAACCTCCAGCAAATTCCTGCGCGTGACCCAGACATCAAGAAGATGATCCGTGGTCTGTTCATCCCAGAAGAGGGTTGCCAGTGGGGATCGTTCGACTATTCGAGCCAAGAACCGCGGCTCTTGGTGCACTTTGCAGCGTCCATGCCTGATTACATGCGGCACCATGTAGTTGATGACATCGTTGAAGAGTTCAACACAGGGGACGTGGACCTGCACCAGATGGTGGCGGACCTAGCCGGAATTACGAGGAAGCAAGCCAAGACAGTAAACCTTGGGATTATGTACGGCATGGGCGTTGCTAAACTTGCGGATCAGCTTGGTATTCCTGCCGCAGACGCAAAGAACTTGATCAAGCAGCACCACAACAAGGTGCCGTTCGTTAAAGGTTTGGCGGACACAGCTACCAAACAAGCAGCGGACAACGGACAGATACGCACTCTACTGGGCCGTAAGTGCAGGTTTTCACTTTGGGAGCCTCTTACCTTCGGCGTAGGCAGACCCCTACCGTACGACGAAGCTCTGAAGGAGTACGGCCCACGTATTAAACGCGCCTTCACATACAAGGCACTGAACAGGCTGATCCAAGGGTCAGCGGCAGACCAAACAAAGAAAGCAATGTTAGATTGCTACACCGAGGGACTTACTCCTATGCTCACGGTCCACGATGAGTTATGCTTTAACATAGAGAGCCAAGAGCAGACAGACAGGATTAAGGAGATTATGGAGACTGGCGTACCGCTCAAGGTCCCCTCTAAAATCGACGTAGATATCAAACCAGATTGGGGAGAAGTAGAATGATTGATCCAAACATTGGCAAAACATTAGGTTTAAAAGACATGCATCCTATGCAGATCAAGATGTTGATGGAGTTTGTTGACTTAACCTTACAGCTTGCTTCGTTGACAAACGACATGGAAATTCTGGAAGAGACGGAAGCTGCTGCTGACGACCTTGTAAAGATTTTTGGCGGCAATGGAGTCGAAGTTA